GGCGGATCGGCTATGATAGGAGGTCTGACATCCGGGGCGTGGCTCAGCCTGGCTAGAGCGCTTGGTTCGGGACCAAGAGGTCGCTGGTTCAAATCCAGTCGCCCCGAGTACTCTTCAAAAACGGCCGTTCGGCGAGAAAGTCGAACGGCTTTCTCTTTGTCAGAACGAGAGTTACGTCGGTCAGGGTGCGGTTCAAACTCACGCACTCCAGGATGGTGCGTTTGCGGGCCGAGTTTGAACCGAGCCAGATCGGCACCAGATTCTGGCTGAAATCGAACACGGCCAGGGCGGTCTGGCCGAAGGCGGGATCGAACTCGTCCGCCTCGTCGAGTTGGCGTTCAACCTCTTCAAGCTGCGATTTCAGGTCGGCCGACTTGAGTTGGAACGTCCGCTCGTCGATAATCCCGGCGAGATAACCGTTCAGAAGCCGTTCCTGCATGTTCGTCAGCTCGGTCTGCCGTTTGCTCAGCATCTTCCGCCGCATGGCCGTGGTCGAACTCACGTCCTCGAATGCCGCCTGGACAGACTCACGATACCAGTCGGCCGTGACCGGGTCGGGAAAACGAAACGTCTCGAACTCCTGGATGATGGCGTTCTCGACGTCGGCTTCGCGCCACCGGACCTTCGGATGGCCGTCGTCGGGATGGTTGTTTCCGCAGCGGTAGTACACGTGTGTGTTGCAGTCGCCGTCACGCAGCCGGCGTCGAATACGCTCGCCGGTGATGGCGTGGTCACAGACGCCGCAACGGAGCACGCAACCCGAGAGCATGATGTCCGGGTGTCCCGTTCGGCGATTGCGGCCATTGAGGATGTCCTGGCAGGCCTCGAAGGTGGACCGCCTGATCAGCAAACGGTAACTGCCTTTGAAGACCTGGCCGTTGCGTTCGAGCTCGCCGACGTAGAACCGGTTATTCAGGATGTAGGACAGCGACGTGCGGTTGAAACGCGGCTGGCTGGGCCGGAGGGTGTGGCCTTCGGCGGCGAGCTTGTCAGCCAGGCTCTTGAAGGTGTACTGCCCGCTGGCGTAGAGCTCGAAGATGCGGACGACCGTTTTGGATTTCTCCGGGTGCGGAACGACCGGCTCGTTGCGGTCGTCCACGTTCATGTACCCGTAGGGCGCGAGTCCTGTGGGCCAGCCCTGGCGGACCTTCTCATCCATGCCCTTGAGGACCTCGGCACGAAGGTTGTCCGAGTAGTACTGCGCCACCGCTGCCATCACGTTGAAGGACAGTGCCCCCGCCGCGCCGGGGCCGAACTGGTTCTCCACGAAGGCGAGCTGCACACCGCAGGCGTCTTCGAGTTCCTGGAGGCGGACAGCATCCCGCATGTTGCGGCAGACACGGTCGAGTTTGTGCGAGAGGATGGCATCGATCTTCTCGCGCTTGGCGTTGGCCTTCACCCACTTGAACATCTGGTTGAAGGCGATCCGTTCCGCCCCGCGCTTCGCGGACTCGGCGACGACGAACTCGCGGACGATCGTCGAGCCGGATTTCGCCGCCTTGTCCCGCATGGCGCGGAGCTGCGCATCGATGGAGTAGCCTTCCCGCTGTTCGCGGGACGATACTCGTGCCCAGGCCACCACGTTCATGTTCCGTCGATCTCCTTCCTTGCTTCCAGCAGCACCTCAGCCAACCGTTTGACGTTCATGAGGATCTCCACGGCCTCGTCCTCGCTGATCGGCCTGCCGTAGTTCGTGGACCACACGTCGATGGTCTTGGCCAGAAGCTCGTCGGAGATCCAGGCCATCGACAGTGGCCGCCGGTTGCGTTGCCGGCCGGTCGGATGTACCTCGTCCTGGCCCGGAAATCCAGTCGATTCCGAGGGAATCTCACCGGGTGGATCAAGCAGGCATGCGGTGGAACTGCGGCTGCTCATTCGCCCACCCACCCTGCCAGGCCGGTCTCCCGGAAATGCTCACGCAGTTGCTTCACAATGCGGTTGACCGTGTGCCAGCCGCAGCCCAGTTCGCGGGCGATCTCCTGCCTGGTCATGCCGCCGGCCAAGCCTTGGCAAACGGCCTGCTCCCGAGGGGGCAGTCCGGCCACGATGCTGCCCACGTCGATGGCTTGCATGTCGACTTCGTCGGGGCTGAACTCAGAGACTTCCTCGCCCATTCGCTCCAGGCGCGCCTGGTAGCGTTTCGCTGACCGCTTCATCTTCCGCAGGTGGTGGTCGATGACCGTGGTCAGGGCCGTGCTCTCGGTCGCGCCGTCGGCGTGTTCAGGGTCGTATTCGAAGTCGAGCAGTTCGAGGACCAGCTCCTGAAGCACGTCGGGAAGCTGATACGCCCGGAACTTCAGAAGCTTGGCGCGCGTGATGATGAGATCGACTTTCCACCGTTCAATGACTCCGTCGTAGCTGGGCATATCCATGTGTCTGGCCCTCTGGTTCGTGAATACTGCTGCCGCGCCGAGACACTCCCGGCGTCACGAACACAGCTTTGCGGAGCCATCCGGGTCACTTCTCTAGGCCAGCAGATGTGGGCTGAAACACATGTGGGTGAGCTTCTGCGCGCAGATGGGCACAGATCTGTGACCCCGTAACACAGAAAACCACACATATGTGTTTACGGGGTCACGGCGAGATTTCGGGCCGAGCGGGTAATCACTCTACGGGCGGCCAGTGGTGTCACGGCCCGCCCCGAACAAGGGAGCCCGCAATGACGACAGCCGACCACAAGGACCTGACGATTGATCTCGGCGTGCTGATCGCCGAGCCGGCGGACGTATACCACGCCAAGGCGAAGGATTTCCTGAGCGCCCACGCGCTGAACGAGTTCCGGCGCTGTCCCCTGCTGTACCGCAAGAAGGAACTCGGCCTGGTGCCGGAGCGGGACACGACCGCGTACCTCATGGGCCGGGCGGCGCACACGCTGATCCTCGAAGGCCGGCAGCGATACGAGCGCGAATTCGCGGTCGGCGGACCCATCAACCCGCGGACCGGCCAGCCGTTCGGTTCACAGACGAAAGCGTTCGCCGAGTGGGCGGAACGACAGGGGCGCCCCGTCCTCAGTGATACGCAGGCCGCAACGATCGAGCAGATGGCGGCCGCAGTGCAGGAACACATCTACGCCCGTGAACTGCTCGCCGAGGGCGTGGCCGAGGGGGTGGTTCGTTGCGAGTACGGAGGGCACCGCTGCCAGGCGCGGATCGACTGGATCAATCCCGTCGAGAGTCGCGGCATCGTCGATCTGAAAACGGCCGACGAGATCGATTCATTCGAGCTTTCGATGCGCGCGTTCGGCTATCTGCATCAGGTCGCGTTCTACCGCGCCCTGGTCTCCCAGGCTTCGGGCCACGTTCTGCCAGTGCACATCGTCGCGGTCGAAAAGCGGGAGCCGTACCGCTGCGGCGTCTGGCAGGTCACGCCCGAGGTGCTTGACCAGGCGCAGCGCGAGAACGAGGAAGCGATGACCGACCTGCGGCGCTGCCGCGAGACGGGCGACTGGTTCACGCGCTACGAGTCGATGCGGCTGGTCGATCGACTGTGAGCCCGGGCCCGGGGCCGGACCGCCGAAGCGTCCCGGCCACGGAGGGCAAGGCGGGACCGGGCGCGGCCCCGGACCCGGACGCACAGAGAACGAAGTGATCTTACGACGAAGGAGAACGATCTGATGAAACTGCTGGAACAGGTGCAACGGGGGCGCGTGGCGGCGCCACGCCGCACGCTTCTGTACGGAGTGCACGGCGTTGGCAAGAGCACGTTCGGCTCGATGGCCGAGGCCCCGATCTTCATCCAGACCGAGGACGGCCTGACCGACATCGACTGCCAGCGTCTTCCCCTGGCTGGGAAGTACGCCGACGTGATCGCGGCCCTGGGCGAGCTGTACACCGAGCCACACGAATACCGCACGGTGGTCATCGATTCGGTGGATTGGCTCGAACGGCTGATCTGGGCCGAGGTCTGCCAGAAACGCGGCGTCGAGAGCATCGAGGACATCGGCTACGGCAAGGGCTACGTGTTCGCGCTCACGAACTGGCGCGAGGTACTTCAGGGCCTCGACGCGCTGCGCAACGAGCGCGGCATGAACGTCATCCTGCTCGCCCACGCTCAGATCGAGCGCTTCGCCAACCCCGAAACGGACACCTACGACCGCTACAGTCCGCGGCTGCAGAAGCTGGCCTCGGCGCTGGTCCAGGAATGGTGCGACGAAGTGCTGTTCACCACCTACCGCATTCATACCAAGACCACCAACGAGGGCTTCGACCGTAAGCGCGTACAGGGCATCGGCACCGGCGAGCGGATCATCCGCACCACCGAGCGCCCGGCGCACGTCGCCAAGAACCGCCTCGGCCTGCCGGACGAGTTTCCCCTGGACTACCGCCTCTACGCCGCGTTTGTGCGCGGCGAGAACCCGCTGAGTCAGATCGCTGAACCCACTGAGGAAGGAGCCTGATCGTGCCTACGCTGAACGGATTCAACGCCAACGAAGTCGACCCGAATTTCGCGTTCGAGCCCATCCCGGCCGGCAAGTACCTGACCGTGATCACCGAGAGCGAGATGAAGCCCACCAAGTCGGGCGCCGGCCAGTACCTCGAGTTCACGTTCCAGATCATCCAAGGCGAGTACAAGGATCGCATGGTCTGGGCGCGGTTGAACCTCGACAACCCGAACACCACGGCGGTCAAGATCGCGCGGGCCGAACTCTCGGCCATCTGCCGCGCGGTCGGTGTGCTGGCGCCCAAGGACAGCGTCGAGCTGCACAACCTTCCACTCGTCATCACGGTCGGCCTGAAGAAGCGCAAGGACACCGACGAGATGGGCAACGTCATCAAGAGCTACGACAAGAAGGACGCTGTCGCGCCGCGGACGCCGGCGACCGCCGGCGACAACAGTACGCCGCCGTGGAAACGCTGAGGAGGCAGTCATGACCTACCCGAACTGCAAGAACCCCAACGAGCGGGTCGTCAAAGTCGTAGAGACGACGTATCTCGGCAGGGGCAAGAAACAAGAGCGCGCTTTCTGGGTGATCCGTGATGTCGAGCTCGAGTACTGGCGTGGCTACGGCTCGCTCAACGAACCCTGCGCCTGGACTCGTGATACGACCGAACGGGTCGAATTCACCAGCCGCAAGGCGGCGCTAAAGGAACTGGAATCTATCTGGCAATGGCGCCGTGAGCAGATGATGAATTCGATCGTGGATGACATCGAGGACCTGGCGGCATGACGTTCACACTGCCGTACCCGCCGAGCATCAATCACTACTGGCGTCACTTCCGGGGGCGGATGCTGATCAGCCGGGAGGGCCGGACGTACCGCAAGGACGTCTGCGCCCTCCTGGCCGGGGACGGCCCTCGGAAGCCGCCGTCGGGTGGACGGATCGCCTTGTGCATGGATGCGTTTCCGCCTGATCGGCGCAGACGCGACCTGGACAATCTGCAAAAACCCGCCCTTGACGCGCTCGAGCATGCGGGCGTCTACGAAGACGACAGTCAGATCGACCTGCTCGTGACGCGACGGCGCGAGTGCGTGAAAGGCGGGAGACTCGAAATCCAGCTCGACGACCTTCCGTTGCACCGTTGCCCGTTGTGCGGCGCCACGATTAATCCGGAGAACAACTGAGCTATGACCAAGCCCGGACGCATTTACATCTCCGGTCCGATGACCGGTCACGAGAATCATAACTTCCCGGCGTTTCACGCGGCGGCCGAGCAGTTCCGCAAGGCTGGATGGGAAGTCGCCAACCCGGCGGAGAACTTCGGCGGACGCACGGACCTGCCGCGTGAAGCCTATCTTCGCGCGGACATGACCATGCTGGCGCGGTGTGATGCGATCGCGCTACTGCCCGGCTGGGAACGGTCTGCCGGCGCGACGTTGGAAACCGTCCTCGCCAAGGAACTAGGTCTGCAGTTCTTCGACGCCTGGTCCGGCACACCGATGCCGCACGTGCCGAGTACGTCCTACTCGGCCGAACGCGGCGCGGCGTCCGTTCTGGACACCGCGCGGAAGATCACCGAAGGCGCTCGCCGCGACGATTACGGCCATCCAGCGGATGACTTCGAGCGGGCCGCGCTGATGTGGACCGGCATCCTGCGCTCGAAGTTGGTGCCGGATCAGCAGGTCACGGCTACGGACATTCCCCTGTGCATGATCGCGATCAAGCTGGCCCGCCAGAGTCATCGTCACAAGCGGGACAACCTGATCGACATCGCCGGCTACGCGCGTACGGCCGCGATGGTCGCGGGGGATGAGTGATGGCCAAGGCGCACAGCAAGACCATGCTGGCCTTCGGCGACGTGCACATCCCGCACCACAACCCGCGGGCCGTCGAGGTGTTCTGTCGCGCGGCCGAGCGTTTGCGGCCCGACCTGATCGTCTGCCTGGGCGATCTGCTGGACTGCGGACAGTTCTCCACGCATCCGCCGACGCACGGCGTGCCGGAGACGGATTACGTCGATGACCTGCGCGAGGCCAACGCGCTGCTGGATCGTCTCCAGACAGTCTGCGATCGGTTGGCCATCGTCGAGGGTAATCACGAATATCGGCTCGACCGATGGGCGGCGGTCGCTGCGGAGGGACGTGGCGCTTACTCCATGCTCGCGCCGCGCATCCGCTTGACCAAGGGGCGCTCGAAGTGCACGTATGTTCCCTACGGGTCGGCAGACGGACGGTATCCTCATTACGCGGTCAACTCACGGATCATCGCGGTGCACGGTTGGTCCTATGCTCGTCACGCCACGAAGAACCACCTTCAGATCAGCCAGGGCAAGAGCGTCATCCACGGTCACACGCACCGCGCCGACGCCTGCATCATTCAGAACATCTGGTCGCCGGGCAAGGTCGTCCAGGCCCGCAGTGCCGGTTGCCTGTGCAAACCGATTCCGCTCTACGGCACGGGCCGGCCAGTCGAGTGGGTCAACGCTTTCATTCTCGGCTACCTCGGGCGTCGCAGTGACACGCTTTACACCATCCCGATCATGGACAACCGCTGCATCCTGCCCGACGGCGTGGAGGTGGCGGCATGACGCAGGGAGTTCTGTCGGCACCAGCGCCAACCACATTCACGCTGCGGCCGTATCAGACTGAATCGATCAACGCCGTGTATGACCACCTGCGCTTGCGCGATGACAACCCCTGTGTGGTTATCCCGACGGCCGGCGGCAAGACGCCGGTGATGGCGACGATCTGCCGTGACGCCGTTCAGCAATGGAACGGGCGCGTGCTCATCCTCGCGCACGTGAAGGAACTGCTCGAGCAGGCGGTCGACAAGCTGCACACGATGGCGCCGGACCTATGGAACCAGATCGGTGTCTACTCGGCGGGCCTGAAGAGCCGGGATACCGATCATGCGATCATCGTGGCCGGTATTCAGTCCGTCTATCGACGCGCCGCGGAGTTGGATCGCTTCGATCTGATCATGATCGACGAGTGTTTTGTCGCCGGAACGCGCGTATCAACACCCTCTGGTGAGCTGCCAATTGAACTGGTCCAGCCGGGGATGTTCGTCCAAACCGCGACAGGAATCGGGCGTGTCCTTGCAACCTCGGCCAGATCGGCGAGCGACCTTGTGACGCTGGAGTACTCCGATGGAACAGTTATCACATGTACGGCCAGTCACCCGATCTTCACCGAGTCGGGATGGAGAGCCGCAGGCTCCCTGGAGGTCGGTTCGCTGGCGTTCGGCGTTGAAAGCATGCGAATGCTGCGGGCAGGAGTTCCGTCCGTGGACCAAACGGCAACCGGACGGGAGCCTGACAATCCAGAAGGAGCGTCTCTGGCTGAAGCAGCGGTTCTGCTCGATCTCCTGTGCCAAGATCCACAGCAACTGCATGAGATCGCGGAAGGTACGGGAGAAGGTCAGTACCACTATGAAGGCCAAGGGTCATGCGCCAAGAGTGCGAGGAGGCAACGGGCAGTTGACCGAACCACAAGAGAAGTTGCTGAAACGGATAGGCGACGGTTGGGTGGCGGAATTCGCAGTTCCGGTCCCGGATTACCTCTCGCGCTGCCTGCCGAAGCATCTCAAGATCGACGTTGCACAACCGGACTTGATGATCGCCATCGAACTGGACGGTCGGAGCCACCATTCGCCGGATCGTCGTCTTCAAGATTCTCGCAAGACCACCTACCTGGCACAAAGCGGCTGGTCCGTGTTTCGCGTCACGAACGAGCGCGCGATCGAGTTGTGTTCAACTTGCACGTCTCCGGACACCCTTCTTACTTCGCTAATGGCATTCTCGCACACAACTGCCACCTGATCCCGCCCGACGGCGAGGGTATGTACCGCACCTTCCTGGCCGACGCGAAGGTAGTCAACCCGAACGTGCGCCTGGTCGGATTGACTGCCACGCCGTATCGCATGACCACCGGCACGATCTGCGGCGCGGATAATCTGCTCAATCACGTCTGCTACGAGGTCGGCGTGCGCGAGCTGATCGTTCAGGGCTATCTCTGTCCATTGAAAAGCAAGGCCGGCAAGCGCAAGGCGGACACGTCCGGCTTGCACCTGCGCGGTGGTGAATTCATCGCCGGCGAAGTTGAACAACTCATGGACGATGATTCCCTCGTCCGCTCGGCGTGCCGGGAGATCATCGCGCACGCGCAGGATCGCCGGTCGGTCCTCATCTTCGCGGCCGGCGTGCAGCACGCGCTCCACGTGCAGCGTGTGCTTGACAGCCTGGGACATGAGTGCGGGTTCGTTCATGCCGAGACCTTGCCCTTCGACCGCACCGAAACGCTGAAGCGATTTCGCAAAGGCGAATTGAAGTACCTGGTCAACGTCAACGTGCTCACGACGGGCTTCGACGCGCCGAACATCGACTGCATCGCGCTGCTGCGCCCGACGAACTCGCCTGGGCTCTACTACCAGATGGTCGGTCGCGGATTCCGACTTCATCCCGGCAAGGACGACTGTCTCGTGCTCGACTTTGGCGGCAACATTCTGCGTCACGGTCCGGTCGATGATCTGCAAATCAAAGAACCGGGCCAAGGCGATGGTGACGCACCAGCCAAGGAATGCCCGCAGTGCCAGGCCGTGATCCACGCCGCATACGCGACCTGTCCCGAGTGCGGCCACGAGTTCCCGCCGCCAGATCGGCAACGACACGATCAGGAAGCCTCCACGGCGGGCATCCTGTCCGGCGAAACGACGGACACCGAGCACGAAGTCACCGACACCTTCTACAGCGTGCACGTCAAACGTGATGCGCCCGAGGATCACCCGCGCACGATGCGGGTCGAGTACCGCATCGGGTTCAATCAGTACGTCTCGGAGTGGGTGTGCGTCGAGCACTCTGGCTACGCCCGCGCCAAGGCCGAGTCCTGGTGGCGTGCGCGTAGCCGTGAACCGGTGCCGGGCACGGCCGAGGAAGCGGTCGAACTGGCCGAAATGGGCGCACTGGCCAAAACACTGGCCGTCACCGTCCGGCAGGTGGCGGGCGAGAAGTACGACCGCATCATCCGCCACGCGCTCGGACCGATCCCGCCGCGGCCGGAGGATCCGGACCAGTTCGACGACGACGCGCCGCTGCCGTGCGGCGTGGATGCGGAGGACGTGCCATTCTGAGAAGTGTGTCACCATTGAGGGTCTCGCATGGGTGAAGTGGTGAACCCACTGCTCGACGCTGCGCTGGCTTATGCCCGCATGGGGCTGCCGGTGTTCCCCTGCGCGCCAGGACGCAAGACGCCGCTCACCGACAACGGGTTCCACGACGCAACGACTGATGAAGCAACGATTCGCAAGTGGTGGCGCACCAATCCGCGCGCCAACATCGGCATGCCGACGGGCACCGCCAGCGGTACGTTTGTGTTGGACATCGATCCGCGCAATGGCGGTGAAGCCGGTCTCAATGATTTGGAGAGCCGACACGAGAAGCTGCCCGACACGACGGAGGGTCTCACCGCCGGAGGCGGTAGACATCTGTTCATCCGTCATCCCGGCAATCACGTGCCGTGCAGTCAGGGGGAACTCGCCAACGGCGTCGATGTGAAAGGCGACGGCGGTTACGTCGTTCTGCCGCCCAGTGTGCATCCTAACGGGAATACCTACGCCTGGCGGGAATCGCGAGCGATCGACGAGGTGTCTCCGGTTGAGTGCCCGTCGTGGCTGGAGAAACTGATCAGCAAGGATGCACCTGCGACACCGCAGTTGTCGGCGTCAGGGAATGCAGCCGACGGCAACCCCATTCCTGACGGGCAGCGCAACACCACGCTCGCACGCCTGGCCGGCGGCATGCGCCGTCAGGGCATGAGCCGTGACGAGATCCTCGCAGCAATCCAGGTCACCAACCAGACGCGATGCCGACCGCCGCTGCCCGATGCCGAGGTCGAACGCATCGCAGCGAGCGTCGCGCGGTACGAGCCGGACGCGGTGTCCGTTGCGCTTGCGGAGGATCATTATCAGCAGATCTTCGCCACTCCGCATGATGACCGATCTGCGAACGAAACGTCCGCTCAAGCTGCCGATCCCGGCCCACTGCCCGATGACCTGCTTCGCGTTCCGGGCTTCGTGTCCGAGGTCATGGATCACTGCTTGGCGATCGCGCCGTACCCGAACACGGTGATGGCGTTCTGCGGCGCGCTGGCGTTGCAGGCCGTGCTCGCCGGGCGCAAGGTACGTGATCCCGGCGACAATCGCACGAACCTGTACCTGCTGGGTCTGGCCCATTCATCCGCCGGCAAGGACAGCCCGCGCAAAATCAACACGGAGATCCTGCACGCGGTCGGACTCTCGGAGTGTCTCGGCGGACGGTTCGCCTCGGGTGAGGGTGTGCAGGACGCATTGTTCTCGAACCCCTGCATGCTGTTCCAGACCGACGAGATCGACGGCATGCTCCAGTCGATCAACAAAGCCAAGGACGCCCGCCACGAAAACATCATGGGCACGTTGCTGACGATGTACTCGTCGGCGAACTCGGTCTTCCCCATGCGCCGCAAGGCGGGCAAGGAATCGCCGGGCGTGATCGACCAGCCCAACTTGGTCGTCCTCGGCACCGCAATCCCGAACCACTACTACCAGGCGCTGTCCGAGCGGATGCTCACCAACGGCTTCTTCGCGCGCATGATCATTCTCGAATGCGGCAAGCGTTCGCCGGGGCAGGAGCCCAAGATCGAACCGCTGCCGCCGCGCGTTCTGGAGACCGCGAAATGGTGGGCCGACTTCCGGCCGGGCAACGGCAACCTCGAACAATGGCATCCGGTCCCGAAGATCGTGCCTCACACGGATGAGGCCCGAAGCATTCTGATCGAGACGCGACTGGAGGCTGAAACCGAGTATGCAGAAGCCGAACGCGCCGGCGATCCGGTCGGCACGACGGTTTGGGGCCGAGTCAGTGAACAGACCCGCAAGCTCGCGCTGCTCTACGCGGTGAGCGAGAACCACAAGAACCGGGAGATCAGCAAAGCCGCCGCCGAATGGGCCCGTCGATTCGTCATCCACCAAACCCGGCGGATGCTCTTCATGGCGTCCAGCCACGTAGCGGATAACCCGTTTCATGCCGATTGTCTCAAGCTCATGCAGAAGTTGCGCGATGAGCCGGGGTATGAGCTGCCGCACAGCGTACTGCTGAAGCGGATGAAGTTGGATGCGAAGAGCTTCACGGGCCTCATCGACACGCTGTCCCAACAGGGAGATATCGAGATCGTCACTGTGCCTCGGGCCGGGACGTACCAGCGGTCGTATCGGCTGATCCGAGGGGTGAACGTTGAGGGTGAAACGTCGGACGGGGGTGAAACGTGATTGCCCATCACGTGACGGAAATGGTCTGTTCGGCGGTTCAGGTTTCTCTCGTTTCACCCACGTTTCACCGGGGCAGGGTGAAAGGTGAGATCGTGGAAAACAGCGTATATATAATGAAAACAACAACTCTCTCTTCATATATATGTCTTTCACCCTTACCCCCTCGCGCGATGCCCGCCCGCGCGTATGCGTGTGTGTATGTGAGGGGTGGGGTGAAAGGTGAAACGTGGGCATGGGTCCTACCTGCCAGATCGGCAGCCGAGGGCCCGCGGGAACAGCGCCCAATCCCATCTGACGTTGTTTGGGCTGTCCTGTTTTTCTGTAACCATCGGCCACGGCATAAGTTGCGATCGGACAGGCCATGAAAACCGGACAGGTGAACCGGCCGAGCTGTCTGGCGGTCCCGCAGAACACACAGGAGCGCTTCGGAGGTGACGGTGTGAGCCACGAAACGTGTAATCGAGAGCCATCGGATGCGAATGCCGCCCCGGACGCGCGACGGGAGCAGGCCCGGGCTCTGCGGATGGAAGGTCGCACGACTCGAGAGATCGCGGCTGAACTCGGCGTACCGCGGAGCACGGTATCTGACTGGATGACTTCCCCGGGCGGCGAGCGGCTCACGAACAGGAGGCGGTTGCGTGGGACGCAGCCGTGCAAGGTCTGCGGCGCGCCCACGACGTCGAAGATCGGCATCTGCGGACGCACCGCCCAATGCCGCAACGAGGCGGTGTGTTACCGGAAGGGCTACACGAAGCGCCTTCGCTGCGCCGGGTGCGGTGGTCCGATGCGGTCCCACTGCAAGTGGCGGTTTTGCACACGGAACCGGCAATGCCGGTCGCTGCACGATGCGGAGATGCGCCGTGTCGATGGCGAACGTCTCCGCGAGTCGGCGCGCCGATCATTGGCGAAGCACGCTCAGAAGTACCGGGATCGCGACATGGTCCGGCGCCGTCTGCGCGGGGTTCACCCGGCCAACAGCCGCGGGCGGGCCCATCCCTCGTGGGCCGGTGGCCGAGTCGTCTTCTGTTTCGTTTGTGGGCAGTGCGCCGGCTGGCGGAAGCCGAGCCAGCTCCGGCGGCGGAAACGGTTCTTATGCAAGGAGCATGGTCATGGGCGTGACAACTGGAAATGGACGCTGGTCGAGCACCAGTACCAACCCAAACAGGCTGTACCACGAGTGCCTCAAGCAGGCGTCGATTGCTGAGCGTTGCGCGGCCGAGGCCATGCGCTATCGCGAGCGGGTGCGCAAGGCGTTGTACCGCGCGGCGGTCGCGTATCAGCGGCTTGCCCGGGACCACCACGCTTGGTTTCTGGCACAGGCCGAAAGCGTCGGGGGGATCGATGCCCTTCTCGAAGCGTGGTTCAGACCGCTGGCCTTCTTCGGCGAGGATTGGCACGACCTGCTGCGCGACGTAGCGGAAGGCATGACGGAGAAGGAGTACCTGGCATCGACCGCCGGCAGCTTCCTGCGGCGGCGTAAGGTTGCCGCCCTGGTCAATCGTGAGAACGCCGAGTCGCCGTTGCCGGCTGAGCCTGAGTCGTCGTTACCAGCCGAGGAGCGCGTGGTGTTCCTGAAGGAGCAGAACCGCACGCTGAGACAGCAGCTTCTGGCTTCGCGAAAACAGGCGGCGGAACTGCGCCGCGTCGCGGCCCGCCAGGAGCGGCGGATCGTCGAGCTTGAGGCGGTGCTGAACAGGATCGAGAAGGCGACGGTCCGGCTGAAGGCCGGTTAACGGAGGGCGCGCTCAGGGCGGCCCCAGGGCGTGTTTGGGGCCACCCTGGGCCACCCGGGTACGCGAGGGCGTGGTTTGGCTACCACCTCGTCGGCGGTTCGCCACGGGTGGCGTTCCTGGCCGACGGGTGGTCGGTCCGGCCGAGGTGGTGTGTGTTTCATGGATGGCAATTTGACACGGAGGTCGTTCGATGAAGGTTGAAACGCGGCCGTTGGCCGAGATCAAGCCGTATGAGAAGAACCCTCGGATCAACGATGCTGCGATCGATGCCGTGGCGGCGTCGATCCAGCAGTTCGGATGGCGCCAGCCCATCGTGGTGGACGCCGAGGGCGTCATCGTTTGCGGGCACACGCGATGGAAGGCGGCGCAGAAGCTCGGGATCACCGAGGTGCCGGTTCACGTGGCGACGGATCTGACGCCGGAGCAGATTCGCGCTTACAGGATCGCTGATAACAAAACCAACGAACTGGCCGAGTGGAACATGGAGTTGTTGCCGATCGAACTGGCCGAGCTTCAGGGCGCCGGCATCGACTGGTCGCTGCTCGGCTTCGACCAGGACGACCTGGCCAAGCTGCTCGATCCCGGCGTGAAGGCCGGCCTGACCGATCCCGACGAGATTCCCGAGCCGCCGGACGAGGCGATCACGCAGCCCGGTGACCTGTGGATTCTCGGCGAGCATCGGCTGTTGTGTGGGGATTCGTCGAAGCCCGCTGACCTGGATCGCCTGCTCGATGGTCAGCCGATCCACCTTGCGAATACCGACCCGCCCTACAACGTCAAGCTCGAGCCGCGCAGCAAGAACGCCGTCGCGGCCGGCTTGGCGACGTTCGCGGCGTACCTCAGCGACGAGGCGAAAGCGCGCGATGCCGAGAAACGATTGGGCAACCATCAGGGCTTCGACCTTGCCCGCGACCCCAGCAAATCGAAACCCGCCACGCAGAAGATGCGGGCCAAGGATCGGCCGATTTCGGATGAAGCCTTCGACGCATTGCTCACCGCGTGGTTTAGCAACATCGCCCGCGTGCTGCTGCCCGGGCGGGCGTTCTACATCTGGGGCGGTTGGTCGAACATCGGCAACTACCCGCCGGTGTTGAAGAAGAGCGGCCTCTTCTGGCACCAGCAGATCATCTGGGTGAAGAACTCGCCGGTGCTCTGCCGCAAAGACTTCATGCTCGCGCACGAGTGGTGCTTCTATGGCTGGCGCGAGGGCGCGGGTCACGAGTTCTTCGGGCCGAACAACATTCGCGACGTGTGGCAGGTGGACAAGGTCCCGCAGCAGAAGATGGTTCACCTCACCGAGAAGCCCGTCGAGTTGGCGGTGCGCGCCATCCAGTACTCGTCGCGTCCGGGTGAGAACGTCATGGATTTGTTTGGCGGCAGCGGCTCCACGCTCATGGGTTGTGAGCAGACCGGTCGGCGGGCGTTTCTCATGGAGCTCGATCCGCTGTACTGCGACGTGATCGTGCAACGGTGGGAGAAGTTTGCGGGGCGGAAAGCGGAGCGACTCTCTGACCGGAGCAACGCCCCGGTCGAAACCGAGGCGCTGGTGGAGGGGACGTGATGTCAGCAGTCGGCGTTTCGAATCGCCGGGGATCACACTCCTTCGAACAGGCCCTTCGAGACCCGTTCGATGCGGCCGTCATTCGCCAGTTCGTTCAGGCGAACGGACATCTGCTTCGTCGTCACGTCGATCCCCCACTCGTTGAGGAGCTCCGTCAGCCGCCGCGCCGTGATCGGTTTGTCCTGGGCCGCGACCGTGCCGATGATGATCCGGGTCAGTTCTCCGCGCTCCAATCTGCGAGGTTCCATCGGTCACGCCTCCTTCCCGACGAACGCGAACTGCCCGCGTTCGACCTTGCGGAATCGAGAGTCGGCGCCCTTCTTCTGCGTCTCGCGCAGGATGGCGCTGTACAGCGTGGCCGCGGGCGTCTTGCCGCCGGGACTGGTCCACAGACCCTGCTCACCCATCGCGGCGATCATCGCCTTGCAGGTCATCGGTTCGCCGGCCTTTCGGAGAACCTCGGCCGCGGCGTCGAGTGCGCTGGTCCGCTTCGGCGTGTCGGTCGCGCCCTTGGCGGAACCTTTGGTCTTGCTCTGGCGGCGTTGCTGGCGCGAGGCCTCGGCCAGCGCTTCGCCGTCCAACCGGTCGAGGCGCGGCGCTTTGCCGGCGGTCTTGCTCGCGTCGGGCTCGGCGGCTTCGGCCTTACCCTTCGCGCGTTTCCGGGTGGGCGTTGCCCGCTTGGCCGACGCGGCCTTCTTCGTGGCCTTCCTCTTCGTTGCGGTCTTCTTCGTCTTGCTCATGTGAATCTCCTGTTTCTGCACGCCCCATTGCGTGCAGGTCCATGAAGCCATGGGCGGGCCGAAAGCTCAAGGCGAATCTCGCCAGATTCCGGAGCTATTCGCAGGTTTTTTGTACGTCAGCGCGAACGGGATGAATGGGAGCCGGGATGAATGAAGCACAGCCGAATCGCGGGATGAATCCGGCATCGCTGGCCGTGGCGGATGCTGCGCGATTGTTGTCCGCCGCCGCCGGGCAGATCGTCAGCGCGGAGATGATCGAGACGGATATCACTGCCGGCGCGCCGGCGAACCCGGACGGCACGATCAACCTGGTTCATTACGCCGCCTGGTTGGTGAAGGAGATGTCCGCTCGTGGCGATTGATCCGCGCAAACTTCGGCCGACGCAACTGGTGCAGTTGCTGAACTCGACGCCGCTCGGCGAAGTGATCAGCGAGCGCCAACTGCATCGCCATCGCAGCCGAGCCGGCCTGCGCATTGGTGACGGCAAGACGGTCGATCTGCTGCGTTACACCGCGTGGCTGGTCATCGAACGTCACAAACCCAAGGCCGAACCTGAAGGCCTGACCGGCTACGAGGCGATGAAGGAACGCGCCCGGGCGCGCAACGCGGAGCTGTCGCTGTCCGGCCGGGACATTGGCGAGCTGCCCGCGGTGGTGAACGCGGAACGGAAGGCCCAGGCCGAGCGTGACTTTCGGTTCTTCTGCGAGCAGTACTTCCCGCAGACGTTTCACCTGCCCTGGTCGCCTGACCATCTGAAGGTCATCGCCAAGATCGAGCTGGCCGTGCTCGAAGGCGGGTTGTTCGCGATGGCGATGCCGCGCGGCAGCGGCAAAACATCATTGTGCGAGATCGCCTGCCTCTGGGCACTGGTGTACGGCCACCGCGAATTCGTCGCGCTGATCGGCTCCGACGAAGAGCATGCCGCCAACATGCTCGATTCGATGAAGTCGGAGCTCGAGCACAACGAGCTACTGTTGGATGACTTCCCCGAGGTTGTCTACCCGATCCACAAGCTGGAGGGCATCCACCAACGTTCGGCCGGCCAGCTCTACCAGGGTGAGCAGACGCACATCGGCTGGACGGCTCGCGAGATCGTGTTGCCCACGATTCCCGGCAGCAAGGCCTCGGGCGGAATCATCCGCGTTGCGGGCATCACCGGGCGCATCCGTGGCATGAAGCACAAGCGGGCCGACGGCAGCAGCGTCCGGCCCTCGCTCGTGCTCATCGACGATCCGCAGACCGACGAATCCGCGCGCAGCCCGAGCCAGTGCGCCACGCGCGAACGCATCCTGGCCGGTGCGATTCTGGGTCTCGCCGGCCCCGGCAAAAAGATCGCCGGCCTCATGACGCTGACCGTCGTGCGCCCGGACGACATGGCCGATCGCATTCTCGATCGCGACAAGCATCCGCAATGGCAAGGGCAGCGCACGAAGATGGTCTATGCCTGGCCGGCGAACGAGGCGCTGTGGGACAAGTATGCCGAGCTGTGGCGCGAGGGTATGCGGGCCGATCGTGGCATTGCCGAAGCGACGGAATACTATCGCGCGCACCGCGAGGCGATGGACGAGGGCGCCGTCATCGCCTGGCCCGAGCGACATCATCCCGATGAACTCTCGGCGATTCAGCATGCGATCGACCTGAAGCTCGACCGTGGCGAGGCCGCGTTCTTTGCCGAATACCAGAACGAGCCGTTGCCCGAGGATGTACCAGACGACGATCTGCTCACTGCCGATCAGATCAGCGCGAAGGTCAACGGTCACGCCCGCGGTGAGGTCCCGATCGGCTGCACACACCTAACGATGTTCATCGACGTGCAGGCCAAGGCGTTGTTCTGGTTGGTGGTGGCGTGGGAGGATGGCTTCACGGGCTGCGTGATCGACTACGGCACCGAGCCGGACCAGAAGACGGCGTACTTCACGCTTCGCGACGTGCGCCGGACGCTGGCGATGGCTGCACCCCGGGCAGGATTGGAAGGCGCGATCTACGCCGGCCTGGAGCGGCTGACGGATCGCACGATCGGCAAGGAATGGCGCCGCGACGACGGCGCCATGGTGCGCATCGACCGTTGCCTGATCGACGCGAACTGGGGCCAGTCGTCCGACGTGGTGTATCAGTTCTGCCGTCAGAGCAAACACGCCGGCATCGTGATCCCCAGCCACGGGCGGTACGTCGGGGCATCGAGCATTCCGTTCAGCGAATACAAGCGCAAACGCGGTGACCGCGTCGGGTTGAACTGGCGCATCCCGGTCGTGAGGGGTAAGCGCGCGGTCCGGCACGTGGTGTTCGACACGAACTACTGGAAGTCGTTCGTCCACGCGCGCCTTGCGGTGGCGATGGGTGATCCTGGTTGCCTGTCATTGTTCGGGCGTAAGCCTGATCAGCACCGGCTGTTGGCCGAGCACCTGACCTCAGAATATCGCGTGAAGACCGAAGGCCGTGGCCGGACAGTGGACGAATGGAAACTCCGCGCCGACGGCCTCGACAACCATTGGCTGGACGGCCTCGTCGGCAACGCTGTCGCCGCGTCGATGCAGGGCGCGACGCTGTTCGGGACGTCGACTTTGCCGGCACGGCCACGACGGCGCCTCCGCCTATCCGAGATTCAACGGAGCAGAGCCTGATGACACAGGTCAGTACGACACCGACGTCCGAGCCGAGGCACCAAGGACTGGTCTGTCGTCGCTGCGGTTGCCGGCACTTTCTCACGGTCTATACGCGACCGCGACACGACGGGATCGTGCGCCGCAAGCGGTGCCGGCACTGCGGCCAGGCGATTACCACGCGAGAAAAGATCATCTGATACCAGATCTGGTACGAAGTGGGCGTTTCACATCTTCAGGCGGCGAGATTTCGGGCTGAGCGGGTAATCACTCTATGACGGGCGCGCCCGCGGAGTGATGACCATGACCGACTCCCTTGATGACGCAATCAAAACCAATGCCGAGGGCCCGAAGAAGGCCAGCGGCGATTCGGGCAGTGTCGAGCAGCACGATCTGAAGGATCAGATCGAGGCGGATCGGTATTTGTCGTCGAAGGAGGCGGCCAAGAAGGGTCTGGGTGTGCGGCGGACGAAAGTATCTCCGCCGGGTGCGGTGTGAGTGGGATCTGGGGTCCGGAGTCTGGAGCAAGGATGCTGAGGCGAATTCGAGAATGGATGCTCGGCGGAAGTCGCGGCCAGGGACGGCCCGGCTTTCGCTTTCTGCGCCTGCCGACTCCGGGCTCCAGACTCCGCGCGAAGTACGACGCGGCGCAGACGACTTACGAGAACCGCCGGCACTGGGTGCATGCCGACCATCTTTCAGCCAACGCGGCCGCCAGCGCCGAAGTGCGGCGCGTTCTGCGCAGCCGGGCGCGGTACGAAGTCGCCAATAACAGCTATGCCAAGGGCATCGTGCTGACGCTGGCGAACTACGTCGTCGGCACCGGCCCGCGACTCCAGATGCTTACCGACGATTCCGACGCCAATCGCCTCATCGAGAAAGAATTCGCGAGGTGGGCCAAGGCGGTCGGACTGGCGCACAAGTTGCGGACGATGCGGATCGCGCAGTGCGAGAGCGGCGAAGTGTTCAGCCTGCTGGCTACCAATCCGCGAATCAACGCTCCCGTTCAACTCGACCTGCGACCCATCGAGGCCGACCAGGTCGCGAGTCCGTGGCCGGTCGTGCACAACGGCAGCAACGCCGCCGACGGTATCGTACTCGACGAGTTCGGCAACCCGATCGCTTACTACGTGTTGAAGCGTCATCCCGGTGACAACGGTGCGCTTCATTCCGGTCTCGATTACGACCTCCTGCCGGCTGACAGCGTGATCCACCTGTTCCGAGCCGAGCGTCCCGGCCAGGTCCGGGGGATTCCCGAGATCACGAGCTCGCTGTCACTGTTCGCGATGCTGCGACGTTACACGCTGGCCGTACTCGGTTCGGCGGAACAAGCGGCTCTGCCCAGCGGTGTGATCTACACCGACGCGCCGGCGGACACGGAGGCTTCGGAAGTCGAGCCGTTGGATACGGTTGAGATGGATCGCGGCACGTGGATGACCATGCCGTTCGGGTGGAAGATCGGCCAGGTCAAGGCCGAGCAACCCACCACCGTGTACGGCGACTTCAAGCACGAAGTGATCAACGAGATCTCGCGGTGCTTGAACATGCCGTTCAACATCGCAGCGGGTAACAGCTCGGGCTACAACTAGGCATCCGGCCGGCTGGATCATCAAGCGTTCTTCAAAGCCATTCGAATCGATCAGACATATCTCGGCGACGTCGTGCTTGACCGCGTGTTCAAGGCGTGGCTCGACGAGGCCGTGCTGATCGAAGGTTATCTGCCGCAATCGATGCGCACGCTCGACACCGAGTTCCCGCACCAGTGGTTCTGGGACGGCTTCGAGCACGTCGATCCGGCCAAGGAGGCCAATGCGCAGGCGACGCGACTGGCGAGCAACACGACCACACTTGCGGCGGAATACGCGAAGGCAGGTCTCGACTGGGAGAGCGAGCTGCGCCAGCGGGCGCGCGAGATCGCGTTGATGCGTGAACTCGGACTGAGTACGGAGCAGGCCCAATCGAACGCTTCCACCGACGAGGAGACGGAGGACGAAGATGCCGTTGCCGAAGCGGCGTGATGGAGAACCGCGCGCGGTGTTTGTGCGGCGGTGCATGGAGGATGACGTGATGAAGCGGGAGTTCCCGGACAACGATCAGCGGATTGCGGTATGCCAGCAGCAGACGGACGTTTCCGCTACGGGTCATATCGATCTGCTTTGTGACGCGGGCGACATCATGATCGAAGCCGCCCAGGCGGAGGGTGACGGCGAGACAACCCCGCGCTTCACGATGATCGCATATTCCGGCGACGCGATGCGCGTCGAAGGATGGCGGTTCCCGGTCGTGGTGGACTTTGAGGGATTGACGATCCCGTCACAGCGCCGGCCGGTCCGGTTCGGCCACAGCATGTACGCCGGCGTCGGTCACACCGAACGCATCGCCATTGAGAACGGCCGGCTGGTCGCCGAGGGCATCGTGTCGCGCGACACGGTCGCAGCCAAGGAAGTCGTGGCGAGTGGCAGGCGCGGTTTTCCCTGGCAGGCGTCGCTCGGGGCATCCGTGCAACAGGCCGAGTTCGTGCGGCCCGGCAAGTCGGTCACCGTCAACGGTCGAACGTTCGAAGGCCCTTTGTACGTCGCACGCAAGACATTGCTCGGCGAGATCAGTTTCGTGGACCTCGGTGCAGATGGCAATACGGCCGCGAGGATTGCGGCTCAACGGCAGGAGAATCGATTCATGGAAGAGAACAAGAACACGGATGTCGTCGAGACTGAAGATACGGCCGCGACCACGCCGGACGTCACGAATGACGAAACAACGATCGAAGCCGGCCAGGAGGCCAGCGCTCCCATCGATCCCGTACCGGAAATCCGCGCGAAAGCGATCGCCGAAACGAAGCGCCTCGCCGCGATCCGTCAGATTTGCAGCGGCCGCTGCCCGGAGATCGAGGAGAAGGCCATCGCCGAGGGCTGGAGCACTGACAAGTGTGAGCTTGAGGTGCTTCGCGCGTCGCGTCCGAAGGCGCCGGCTGTGCACGTCATCGATCAGGCGATGGACGGCGCGATCCTCGAGGCCGCGTGCATGTTGACGGCCAAGCTGGCGGACGTGGAGGAACTCCACGACGACAAGACACTCGACGCGGCCAGCAAGCGGTTCCGCGGCGGCATCGGTCTCCAGGAGCTGTTGCTCGAGGCGGCATGGGCCAACGGCTACACCGGCCGCAACTTCCGCGACAGCCGGTCGGTCCTGCGCTATGCCTTCGGACACAACGTGCAGGCTGCGTTCTCGACGATCGACATCGGCGGGATCCTTTCCAACGTCGCCAACAAGTTCCTGCTCGAAGGCTTCTTCAGCGTCGAACGCACGTGGCGGAACATCTGCTCGGTCCGCAACGTCAGCGACTTCAAAACGGTCACGAGCTACCGACTGATCGGCAAGGACCAGTACGAGCAGGTCGCCCCCGGCGGCGAGTTGAAGCACGGCACGCTGGGCGAGGAGAGCTACAGCAACAAGGCCGATACTTACGGTCTGCTGCTGTCCATCGATCGCCGCGACGTCATCAATGACGACCTGGGCGCGATCACCACCGTGCCGCGCAAGCTCGGGCGTGGTTCGGGGCTGAAGATCAACGACGTGTTCTGGACCGCGTTCCTGAACAACGCCACCTTCTTCAAGGCCGCCAACAAGAACTACATCGACGGCGCCGACACCGCGCTGGGCATCGACGCGCTGAGCCTGGCCGAGCAGACGTTCATGGACCAGGTCGACGCGGACGGCAAGCCGATCGGCGTCATGCCGGCGGTCATGCTCGTGCCCACATCGCTCAGTGCGATGGCGACCATGCTCTACAAGTCGCTGGAGTTCCGCGACACGACGGCGAACACGAAGACGCCGACGGCCAACCCGCACATGGGCAAGTTCCGGGCCGAGGTCAGCCGGTATCTGGCCAACGCGCAGTACACCGGTTCGAGCGCCAAGGCGTGGTACCTGCTCGCCGATCCGAACGATCTGCCGGTGATCGAGGTCGCGTTCCTGAACGGTCAGGAGTCGCCCACGATCGAAACCGCCGAGGCCGACTTCAACGTGCTGGGCGTGCAGATGCGCGGCTACCACGACTTCGGCGTCGCGCTACAGGAACCGCGTGGCGGCGTGAAGAGCAAGGGTGAAGCGTAGGAATGAGGCTACGGGCTTCGGGCTTCAGGAACGACCCGAAGCCTGAGGCCTGACGCGACTGAAAGGAGCGTCGAATATGCAGGCAACGTTTGTTCAGGACGGCAACAGCATTGATTACACGCCGGCGGTGGACATCGCGGCCGGTGATGTGGTCGTCATCGGGCTACTGGTGGGTATCGCCAAGGAAGCCATCAAGGCCAATCGCCTCGGTGCGCTCGCCGTGGCTGGCGTGTTCGACTTTGTGAAGGAAGTGGGCGCCACCACCGCGATCGCCGTCGGAGCCCTGGTCTACTGGGACAGCACGAACCAGCAGGCGACGACGGTGGCAACGGACAACACGCTGATCGGTAAGTGCATTAAGGCCGCGGCGGACTCGGACGCGACCGTGCGCGTGCGGATGCAGTAGGGAGGCAGGGCAGCGATGACCGCGAGCTTGATGCATGAGGGTGCACGGATCGACCACACGCCGGCGACGGACCTCGCCGCCGGCGAGGTCGTCTCCGTGGTCACGCCCAATGGCGAAGGGTTCATTGGCGTGACGCCGCGAAGCGTCCCCGCCGGCACGAAAGGTAGCCTGGCCGTCGAGGGCGCGTTCCAGTTGCCCAAGGATGCGGTCGATCTGACTGCCGGGCAGAAGGTGTACTGGGATGCGCTCCGGCAGCAGATCGTTGACTCGCCGTCGCTGCTGGGCTGCGTGGGCAATCCCGTGCAGAACGGGGACTTCACGGCGGGCAACGCCAACTGGGTGAACTGGACCCAACGCGGCAGCGCGTCGCGCGACTTCAACTCGCCCGACGTACCGGCCGGTGGTCAAGCGCCCAGCCTACGCATCTGGCAGACGGGCAACTTCAACGGCGGCGTCTATCAGGCGGTCAGCGTGACGCCGGGCCAGTTGTATACCCTGCGCATCCGCAGCCGGGACCTCGCCTCAACGGTCACCATCGATTCAATCAATGCATGGGCGGAGATTCTGATCGGCACGCAGACGCCGGTCAACTACCAGGATTACGCCGACGGCTCGCCATCGGGAACCAAGCTGCTGGCGAAGTGGGACACGGTGGTCACGCCGCGATGGAACGGCGATCAGTTCAGCGCGTTGGTGCTGCAGTCGCTCACGTTCACGGCGACCGCGGCCACGATGTACCTGGTGCTCAAGGTCGGTCAGGACGGGGCGCCGACGTCGACCGTGGACGTGTGCTTTGACGACGTGGCGTTGTGCCAGGCGCCGGCTGATCCGGCGATCCTGGCGCCGATCGGCGTGGTCATCGCGGATGCATCCAGCGCGGAGGCGACGGCGCTGGTCAAACTTCGGAGCTTCTGATGCCGGACCTGCTGGAGACCGGATCGAATTGGCTGGAGAACCAGCGCCATCAACACATGACGCGAACGGTGCTCTACCAGCGCGGAACCGACACGGTCGAACTGGCGGCCACGATCGGTCGAACGGCGTTCGAGCAGGCCGATGAGTTCGGCGTGATCCATCGGACTGAATCGCGCGACTTCCTGGTGCGGACGGCGGACCTGATGCTCGCGACGGTGCAGACGTTGCCGAAGGCGGGTGATCGGATCAGTGAGACGGCCGGTGATCAGACGTTTGTGTACGAGGTGATGGCGCCGGGCAATGAACCGCCGTGGCGCTACAGCGATCCGTACCGCCGGACGCTGAGGATTCACACGAAGCATGTAGCGACGGAGTAACCGCACGTGGAGGATTGGATGCTTCAACCCGTGGTGCAGTACGGCTTCCTCGGTTTTTCCGTGGTGCTGCTCGGCGTGGTGATCTGGCTCATCCGCAAGCTGCTGGACGTGCTGGAGGCCAACAACCGGATCATCGCGGCCAACACCGAGGCGATCCGCGACCTTACCAACACGACGAGCGACCTGCTGAACCTGAACCGGTCGCTGCATGACAAGATCATCTCGCGGCCGTGCATTGCCCGGGAGGAGTCGTGAGATGAGCGTCATCACGCAGATCGCCGATGCCGTCGCGACCAGTCTGAACGGCGGCTCGTTCAGCCTGCCGTTCACCGCCGAGCGGCACTACCGGCCGGTGCTGGATCTGCCGCAGTTGCAGGCGCTGCACGTCACGGTCGTTCCCCAGGGCACGACGATCGAGACGGCGGGCCGAAGCCACAACCAGCACGACTGCCGGATCGACATCGCGGTGCAGAAGAAGTTTGAGAAGGAGGAACCGGCCGAGCTCGATCCGCTGATGGCGCTCGTCGAGGAGATCGCCGACCACTTCCGCTTGCGGCGTTTGGACGGGTTCGCGGAGGCGGCGTGGATCAAGACTGAGAACGTGCCCATCTACGCGGTCGAGCATCTCGAGCAGCACCGGGTGTTCACGAGTGTACTGACGCTGACGTTTCGGGTGTTGAGGTAGTGGCATGGCAAAGACGTATCCCATAGCGAGCCGGACGACGCGGAGCTTCGAGGTCATCGGCGCCCAGAGTGACATGGCGATCTGGACGCCGGCCAGCGGGTTCTTCGTGGTGCTGACGGAACTGCTCGTCACGCTGACCGAGCCTGCGGTCGTGACTGTGTACCGGGGCGACACCAACGAGCCGTCGAAGCGCATCTTGCACGGCCACTTCCCCGCCGGCATCGACCGCGTGTTCGACGAGCCGATCGAGCTGGGGGTTGATGAGGTCCTGCGGATCACGACCGGTGCGGGCAACTGCTACGGCGTGTGCGGCGGCTTCGAGCTTCCCTACCGCGGGTAGGGATGGAGGTGGGCGGTGCCGTTACTCGGGCAAGCGCTGGGTGGTCTGCTGCAGCCGCCGGAGGAGGAGATCGAACAGGTCACCGTGGTTTCGGTGACGGCGTCGGACAACATCGCCGTGTGGACGTTCTCGCACGAGATCGCGGAATACACCTTCGATCCGACGGGGCTGGAGGCGGCCAGCGGCGAGACGTGGCTGGGTGTGGGTGGATCGGATGGGAGCGGGTTTCAGGTGTCCGTGGAATACACCGGCGCGCCGATCACGCAGTGGCGCATTGTGCAGGCGCCTCCCGGCCTGACGTTCGTGGGCGGTGTCCCGATGAAGGTGCCGCAGAGCGGGCTGGTTATGCCGTGAGCGCTTCGCGTATCCGGCGCCGGAAAGCATGAGATCGACCATCCCGCATGGGCGGGTTCGGTGAGATAAGGAGACGGATATGGCCATCAAATTGGGCATGGAAGCCCGGCTCTACTATGGAACGGCCGGTGCGACGGCTACCACGGAGCTGATCAACGTCAAGGATGTCACGTTGAACCTGGAGACGGGCGAGGCGGACGTCACCACGCGCGGCAACCAGGGGTGGCGGGCGACGGTGGCCACGCTCAAGAACGGTACCGTCGAGTTCGAGATGATCTGGGACACCGGCGACGCGGGCTTCGCCGCGATCAAGGACGCCTACTTCAACAACACGGCGATCGCGCTGGCGATTCTCGACGGCGCCAACGGAGAAGGACTCGACGCGGACTTCTCGATCACCAACTTCAGCCGCAACGAGCCGCTGGAGGAGGCAATTACGGTGAGCGTCACCGCCAAGCCGACGTACTCGACCCGCGCCCCGGCGTGGAAAGAAGCAGGAGCCTGACGCATGAAAACGTTCACCGATAACGCTGGCCGCACCTGGACCATCGCGATCAACGTCGGCGCCATCAAGCGCGTGCGCGGGTTGCTCGACGTCGACCTGCTCGAAGTCGTCGAAGGCAAGCTGATCGAACGGCTGATCCGCGATCCAGTGCTGTTGTGCGACGTGGTCTACGCGGTGTGCAAACCGGAGGCCGACGAGCGCCACATCACGGACGAGGAGTTCGGCCGGGCGATGGCGGGCGATGCGATTGAACACGCGACCAAGGCGCTGTTGGAGG